TTTATAGTAATAAATATGTAGTTATTCAATTATAGAATACTTTTATCAATTTTTTCTATCATTTCTTTTATTTCCCTATTATAACTATCTGTCTTACTAATTAACTTCTCAGTTATTAAAGGTTTATGTTTACCAGGTATGAATGATTCCTGTGGCGCTCCTTCAGGTCCACCAGGAGGAGGTGTTCCACCACCACCAATAGGTTCAGCACCTGCACCAATTTCTTCTCCACCACCAAATCCAACAGCTCCAGCACCTCCACCGAATCCACCAGCTTCAGCTCCACCACCACCTTCAGCAGGTACAGGTTCACCTTCACCAGGTTTAACACCATAAATCTTATCAACCTTATCAAATACACCTGTTTTTGGTATAACTGATGGTGTGTTAGCCAATTCAGCAGCCGCTGCTTTCTCTATTCTTTGTTGTTGTAAATCTAACGATATTTCTTCGTCTGACATACCTAATATTTCTTTCTTAGCTCTTACCATAGATATAGCTGAGAAACCATTACCAGCGTCAGCCATTGCTTTAGAATACACATCTAATTTTTGTGACCATAATTCAATCTTCAATAATTCAGCTTGGGTTGAAGGGTTTGTTAAAGCTAATGTAAAGTTATCCAATTCTTCTTCATAACCCAACATAAATAAATGTATAATTGCAATCTTATTCAACTCCTGAATCATTGCTTTTTGTATTCTATTTACTGTTCTTGAAAATCTAATATCTAATAATGATAAGTTTTTACCATCACCTGTAGCTTCAGCGAAACCTAAGAAAGGTGCTGGTACTCTAATAGCTGCAAATAATTTATTCTGTAAGTAAGTAATATCATCAATAGGTAATGGTGCAGCTCCTGGTAATGTATCAATAGGGTTAGCAGCATTTTCACTTCTAACAGGAATAAACCAATCTTGGTCAATACCTGCTTGATTGTATCTTAAATCTACTTGTCCTGTTTTACTATCAACGATAGGTGCTCTTTTAAACTTATTAGCTATTTTTTGGATGTATGCTTCAATATCACTATCTTCCATATTACCAACAAATACTTTAAACACCCTTCTTTCAGGTGCTCTTACAACTCTATAAATTAACATCGCATCTTCCGACATTACTAATTGTCTGTAAATCCTTCTAGCCTTTTCCAATATAGATGTTCCATAAGGAAGTTTTCTATCATCACCTAATAATCTAAAGTGAGCAATCTGAAATGGTTCGAATTGTAAATCTTTTGTTTTGTATTGAAATCTAATTTTCTTTTTATTTGCGATTAAATCTGTATCCTCAAATCTTTCAATTTCAATTGTAGGTAATTGAGTACAACCAACAACACCTTCATCATTATCTAAGTGAAGATAAACAAAGTTATCACCATACTTAATTGTATTTCTTGTCCAAGCTTGTAAGTTTGTTTCAATATCCAATGTCCTATTAAAAAGGTCTTGAAGGATTGATCTAACCCTTTCTGATTCTGAAAATATTGTTAATACTTTACCTTGTTCTGATGGAACTGTTGCTTCTTCAGACATAATATCCAAAGCCGCAGCAATCTCAGGGAAAAACTCCATTGATTCAAAATCATAATACGATGCCATCCTTGTAGGTTCATTGTGAATTGAACGAGCATACATATCATTTTCAATCTTACCCCATAAATCATTTATGTATTTTTGTTGTTGGAGTTCTGTTTTTGTTTTATTAAACTCTTGAGGGCTTGTTGTAACCAATAATGGATCAACAGGCTTAATAGGTTTATTTATTTTTCTTTTATTTTCATTGTTAGGTCCCAATAAAACACCTAATCTCTGAAATATCGTTAAATTATTATCTGCCATACTATATAAATATTTATTCTTTTTATTTTAAACCAAATAACCAACCAAATTGATTTTGCATTTGTTTTTGATCCATTTGTTGTTTTGCCGGATTTATCGTTTCTTGCATATTATATGTTGGTATATTACTACTTGTAGATTCAACAGTCCAAGAACTTAATAATGATTTTATTTGTGATTCATTTTTAGTCAATTCCTTAAATCTAACCTCACATAAGTATAAAGCCAAAGCTAAAGAAAATAAACAGTCATCGTTACATCCTTTCATATGATCCGGTCTACCTGATGCTGTTACAATAAAAGTTCTCATCTCAGATAAAACCCTGTGACTTCTTACTTTAAACCCTTGTCTTACATTTCTTTCAAATGAATCCAATACATTCATCCTTGTTATTGATGAGCCAATTACCAAACCAGCAGCCAATTCATCTTTATTAACATAACCATACATATCCTTACCTTTATAATCATAAAAGAAGTTTTTGTATCCGAATTCTTTTAACTTATTTACACAAATTAAACCCAATCCACCTGTTAAGTCAGTTATTAACATAGGATTACCATACATCTCCAAATATTTCATTATAAACTCAGCAGCTACATCTGGAGCCATCTTACCTCTCCATTCAAATACTTGTTCCCAACTATCAAAATCAACTATTGATAATACACTCCAGTCGTCAGATTGTCCTAATGAAATATCTAAACCAGCAGCGTATCTATGTCCTTTCTCAGGTTCTCTATATATCCATACAGATTTATCAAAACCTTCAATCCTAATTGGATCTATTATATTTTCTTGTTCTTGTTTATCAATATCTTCACCAGCAACGAATGTATTACCTGAACCGACAAAATTACCATCGATCTCCTGACTTACTTTTCTTGGTGAATCCATATCGGCTTTCATACCTTCATACCAAGGCGAAGTTGGTTTCCAACCATTTCTCACCAGTTCTTTCCATTCTTCTTCATTCCAATTCTCTATGGTTTGATCTTCCTTTGTCCACATTAAATTAATGTTATATCTTGGATCTTGATACCATTTAATCTCATTTATGGTAAACTTATTCTTACCTAATTTAGCATTGTTATATGTTTTCCAATATAATAAATCATTACCATTTGGTGTTGAAATTAGAATTGCTCTACCTCCTGTTGATAAAGCCGCCATTGATGCAGTCCAAAATTCTTCCACATCTATATTATCAATGTGAGCCGCTTCGTCAATAATCATTAGAGTAGGTGTATAACCCCTTAAAGCATCCATTGATGTTGCAACGGCTTTAACTTCAGATTTGTTATACATTATTTTATGAAACTCCGTTGATTTAGCATACATTTGCTCTTTAGCCACATCAAACATCCAATCTGGACATTGATTGATAAACTCATTAACTTTTTTTAACATTAAGGCTGCGGTATCCCTTTTATTTGCTACGATTAGAACTTTCTCAGGTGATTCTTCATCAGCAAACAATAACATCCAACAAACGTAGGCTGCTGTAATAGTAGATAACCCAGCCTGTCTGTATTTGAGGGCTAGGTTATATCTTTCATTCTTAAAGTTTTTTAAGATATTTTGTTGAATTGGGAATAATTTAAAAGGAACATTACCTCCTTTTGTTTGGTCGTATGTTGTTAAGTAATTCTCAATAAAATAAACGTAATCAATACTACATCTTAAATATTCACTTGCTATATCATTCATATAGAATAAATACTTAGTTTATTTTATTCTCCAGATTCTCCTTTAATGTTACATATATGATTTGGAAATTATCAATATCACTCATAGTTTTTTCTCTAGTGATATCTAATACCGATCTAAAGAACTCTTTCATACCAACAAGAATCTTATCTTTATCTTTCGCAACGTAGAAGTTTTCGTGTAAGAAGTACCAAAAGTAATCTCTATGGTATCCATCTTCTTTAAACTTAATCTTTTCCTTTTTATATTGGTTTATTGTTTTTCTCCACACCCAACCGAAATGACTATATCTATCATTATCATTATTAATTGTATCATCACCTAAATAACTATCGTGAAGTATGGATAATAATGTAATTGCGAAATCAATAAACAAATCTGTTTGCTCAACTTTAACATTCTGTTGAGCAAAGAAATCTTTTGTTTTTTCTTTAGGTAAAAACTTTCCAATATATTCTATAAAGTTTTTAGGAGTTTCCATTTTAGTCATTGAATTCTTTGTAAATATTTAATACTTCAGCTACGATAGGATGTCTATGGTTTTCTTTAAGTGTAATAACTTTGAAACCTTTAACTCTACCATCTAAACCAGCTAAAAATGAAAGTCCTGATTCTTTTTTATTTCTTAAATCTACTTGTGATGTATCACCACAAAGAACCATTTTACTTCTCATACCTAATCTACCAATAATTAA